GGATGTTCAAGTGGGTAACATGAACCCTAACGCTCCAGTGGGTACTACTCTAGCGTTATTAGAAAGGTCGATGAAAGTCATGTCAGGAGTGCAGTCTAGACTTCATGCATCGCTAAAAAAAGAACTCAGAATATTAGCAAAGTGCATACACGATTTTATGCCATCTGATTATTCCTACGAGATAGAGGGTGATTTCTCTAGGACAAAAGATTTTGATGGCAGAATAGATGTGATACCTGTATCTGATCCTAACGCCTCTACAATGGCACAGAGGGTAACGCAGTATCAGTCAGCGTTGCAGTTAGCCCAACAAGCACCACAACTATACGACATGGGCAAGCTACACAGGCAGATGCTAGAGGTATTAGGCATACAAGATGCTGATGATATTATAAAACTACCAGAAGATATAAAACCTAAAGACCCTGTTGCAGAAAACATGGCTATAATGAAACAAGAGCCAGTAAAAGCGTTTAAGTATCAGGATCACGAGGCACATATAGCAGTACATAAAGCCGCAGCTGAAGACCCAAAGATAACTCAAATCATAGGTCAGTCACCATTTGCCGCAGCTATACAGAACGCTATGGCGGCTCATATAACTGAACACGTTGCGTTCCAGTACAGAAAAGAAATGGAGTTGCAGTTAGGAACAGCTTTACCAGATGAGGACAAGCCAATACCAGACAACGTAGAAGAGCAGCTGTCTAAGCTAGTAGCTAAAGCGTCAGAGAAAGTTTTGAACAAAAGCAAAGCAGAGATAGCTGATCAACAAGCAAAACAAGAACAACAAAACCCACTTACAATATTACAGCAAAAAGAAATGGCTCTAAAAGAAGCTGAGTTTGCTCACAAAAAAGAAATGGACATAGCAAAATTAAAAGTAGATGTAGAGCAAAAAGATAAAGATCAGAAGATAGAAGTGGCAAAAGTAGCTACAAAAGCAATATCTGATGAGCAAAAGAATAAAAGAGATCAAATAAAACAAGGCATACAAGAGGGTATAGACCTTGCTAGAGAGTTTGTAGATGAGTAGTGAAAGCATCTACGCACCTCTTCTAACAAAAGTTTTAGAGTATAAAGAAGATATTAAAAATCATCTAACATCAGGTGGTGCTAAGTCTATGGAGGAGTACGCATCTATGGTTGGTGAGTATAGATGCCTCAATAAAATACACGAAGATATACTTGACATCGAGAAGAGATACATTAATGATTAAAAAAAGTTATATGTAACTTTTCGTTTTCAACGCAAGGAACTGTGATCCTTAATCACTGCATGAGGTAAAAATGTATCAAGCTGTAAAGAAGGAAGAAGACCCAAAGGTCGCTTCCAAAATGCCCGAACCAAAGGGCTACAAACTCCTAATATCCCCAGTAGAAGTAGACGAGAAGACCGAAGGGGGTCTATATATGCCTGACCAAATAAGAGATGCTGAAGGTATAGCGTCTATTATAGGTTTCGTGGTTAGTATGGGTTCTGACGCTTATAAGGATAAAGACAAGTTTCCAAACGGTGCATACTGTAAAGTGGGTGACTTTGTTATCTTTAGATCATACTCAGGCACTCGTTTTAAAATACACACACAGGAATTTAGATTAATTAACGATGACACAGTAGAAGCAGTTGTCGATGACCCAAGAGGATATAAGAGAATATGAACGATACAGCAGAAAAATTAGAAGAGAACATCGAAGACACAGCAGAAGTTGTCGAAAACGATGAAAAGTTTGATATTGAAATTATTGATGACACCCCAGAAGAAGATAGGGTGCCTAAAAGAAAAGAAACGTCAGAGGCTGATACTGATGCCGACAATGATGATGAAATAAAAAACTATAGTGAAGGGGTTCAAAAAAGAATATCTAAACTAAAGTATGAGTTCCATGAAGAAAGAAGAGCTAAAGAAGAGGCTAAAAGGCTTCAAGACGAGGCTATAAGCTATGCAGAAAAGCTAAAGAAAGACAACGAAAGTCTTAGAAAGACCTTAGCTGATGGCGAAAGTATGCTAATCGATCAAGCTAAAGGTAGAGTTGGGGCAGAGCTTGATAAAGCAAAAGCAGACTATAAAGAAGCATATGAGTCTGGTGATCCCGATAAATTAATCGAAGCTCAAGAAAAATTATCAAAGCTTCACAATGAAAAGTTTAGAGTGGATGAGTACAAGCCTCAGCCTCAAGAAGTTCAAGAAGAAGCACCTAAACCCAAAGCTCCTCAGCTTTCACAAAGAGATTTAGAGTGGCAAAGGAACAACGAATGGTTTGAAAAAGACTCTGTAATGAGAGGAACGGCTATGGGTTTACATAGTCAGTTACAGCAAAAAGGTGTTGTGCCAGGCTCAGAAGAGTATTATAAAGGAATAGATGAGGGAATGAGAAAGATATTCCCTGAAAAGTTTGAGGTTCAGCAAGAAGCACCTGAACTACAAAATGGAAACGTGGTAGCCCCCGTTGAAAGAAGCGGAAAAAAATCACGCACAGTGCGTCTAACAAGAACCCAAGTAGCCCTCGCAAAGCGACTTGGTCTCAGCAATGAGCAGTATGCAGCGCAGTTAATGAAGGAACAATCCAATGGCTAATAGAGAACCAAGAGACACGCAAACCCGTGAGACAGAGATGAAGAAGAAAACGTGGGAAAGACCTACTCTTCTTCCTACACCGACTCCAAGAGAAGGTGTTAAGTTTCGTTGGATAGCGACAGCAGTTATGGGGCAACCTATGACTCCTAACGTATCCTCAAAATTCCGTGAAGGTTGGACTCCCGTATTGGCTAAAGATCACCCAGAGTTGCACGTTATGCCCGATATCGATTCTAAGTGGTCTGAAAATATAGAGGTTGGTGGGTTACTTTTATGTAGCAACGCAACCGAAACAGTAGAAGCCCGTAAGGAATATCATAAAGAGCAGTCACAACGACAAATTGAGAGTGTTGATAATTCTTACTTGAGAACCAATGATCCACGGATGCCAGTTCTGAAACCAGAGCGAAGCACCCGTACAACTTAATGGAGGTAGACATATGTCTAGCACATCTGCTCCTTTTGGTTTGCGACCCGTAGGTACTTTGGGCGGCGAATACACTGGTGGTTTTCGTCAATACCCAATCCTATCCTCGTATTCCACAAGGATTTGTATGGGAGATGTCGTCAAGTTAAATGACGATGGCTCCACAGTCACCATCCAGAAAGATACAGGCACAAGTGCGTGTACACCTATAGGTATTTTTCTAGGATGTCGTTTCATCGATGTAAGCACCAGTCAGCTTACATTTTCACAACAATGGTCAGGTGCAGCCCACACAAGTGGGATGGCTTATGTAGCTGATGATCCAAACATTCTGTTTGCTATACAGGCAGACGGAACAGTAAATGATGATGATTTGGGTGCTAACGTAGAGTTAGAGCAAACAGCATCAAGTGCTACGTTTGGTATCTCTCGTGTTAGTCTCGACATTAGCACGACAGCAGTTACTGCAGCCCTACCAGTTAGGATTGTAGATTTTCTTGGAGGTCACGATGGTGACGAAAGAGGATCAAACTTTCCAATAATGGTCTGTAAATTTAACACAGGTCATCAATTAGGTGTCGGTGTTGTTTCTGGCAACGCACCAGGAGGTGGTTAATCATGGCAGTTATGAGTAGAGCAAATCTCTTAAAAGAGTTACTCCCAGGCTTAAACGCATTGTTTGGGCTAGAGTATGACGGCTATGAGAATGAACACGCTGAAATTTACGAAACCGAAAACTCCGATAGAAGTTTTGAGGAGGAAGTAAAGCTAAGTGGGTTCGGTGCAGCCCCTGTTAAACAGGAAGGTGCATCCATCTCTTACGACTCAGCACAAGAGTCATTCACTGCTCGTTTTAACCACGAGACAGTGGCTATGGGTTTCTCTATCACAGAGGAAGCTATGGAAGACAATTTGTATGACAGCTTATCTGCACGTTATACAAAGGCTCTTGCTAGAGCGATGGCTTACACAAAACAAACAAAGGCAGCGTCACTTCTGAACACTGGTTTTGATACATTCACCTCTGGTGATGGAGCGTTTCTATTTAGTGCTTCCCACGGTACTGTGGCAGGTGGTAACAACAGAAACCAACCATCAGTAGCGGCTGACCTTAACGAAACATCTCTTGAGCAAGCAGTGATCGACATTGCGGCTTTCGTGGATGAAAGAGGTCTATTGATTGCAGCGAAGCCAAGGAAGTTGATCGTTCCACCTGCATTGATGTTTACAGCAACTAGATTGCTACAAACAGATTTGAGAGTGGGAACTTCTGATAATGATCTAAACGCTATCAAGACCAATGGGTCTATCCCAGAGGGCTATAGAGTTAATCATTATCTAACAGATAGCGATGCTTTCTTTATAATCACAGATGTTCCAAACGGAATGAAGCATTTCGTTAGAACTCCTATGGCTACTGGCATGGACGGTGATTTCAATACTGGAAACGTAAGATACAAAGCGAGAGAGAGATACTCTTTCGGTGTATCTGATCCACTTGGAATTTATGGTTCAACAGGAGCCGCTTAACTAGCTAATATGGGGGGCAGTAGTTCATGGCTGCCCCTCATTCACCTTGACAGCGTAAGCTGACATTTGCCACGACAAGGAGATTAATATGGGCAATTCAACATTTTCAGGACCTATTAGGTCAAAAGGTGGCTTTACATCAATAGCCACAACAGCAGGTACAGGAGCAGAAACTACGCAGATGTCTATATCTTCTGCTGGTTTTACATCCCTAGACGCAAACACAATGGCTACCGAAGCAGGTACAGGTATCACAGGTGGTACAGGTACTATCTACAGAAGCTCTGTAATTAGAGAAGGTGGGATTATCAAGACAAGTATCTTGATTGACCTCACAGGGCTACGATCTACAGCCAACGGTGATATTATAGGTGTGGACGGAACATCAAATGTATGTCACATCGGTCAAATAACAGCAGCCAGAAACGGAACTATCTTAGCAGGGAGAATGACTTGCTTTGAAGCACCTGCTGGTGGTGATCCAGATATCAACGTACACTCAGCTACGGAGGGTACAGGTGTTGAAGATGGGGCAATTTCAGACTTGACTGAAACCTTATTGGTAGACTCAGGTGATCTCGCTGTAGGTACTATCGTTACATTTACAGGAGTGCCAGCGGCGGATGAGTTTCTATACCTAACTCTTGGTGCTACAACAAACGCAGATTACACAGCAGGAAAGTTACTTATAGAACTGTTTGGTTACGAAGCGTAATTAGGGGGATAACATGGCTGATGCAGTAACATCACAAACCCTTTTTGATGGCGACAAACACGTTGTTATGAAATTTACAAACATTTCTGACGGCACAGGGGAGTCAGCAGTCAAGAAGGTTGATGTCAGTGCATTGAATGCAGATATATATGGCAATACTTGTAGTAGTGTTGCCATAGAGAAAATCTGGTGGCAGTGCATAGGCATGAAGGTTAGACTGTTTTTTGACGCAACTTCTGACAAATTTATAATAGAGTTAGGTGAAAATCAGAGTGGGTATCACGACTACAGTGAGTTCGGTGGTATATCTAACAACGCAGGGTCTGGAAAGACAGGCGATGTTGACTTTACTACTGTAGGTCATTCTAGTGCAGATACATATACCATCATTCTGAAGATGCGAAAAACATACTAAATTGTTTGACCCAGTAACTATCTCTGCCGCTGTTGCTACAGCGAGTACGGCATTTAATGGAATTAAAAGAGCTTTTGCCGCAGGTAAAGACTTGGAAGCCATGTCGCAAGACCTATCCAGATGGATGGGTGCCGTTAGTGATGTGGATGCAGCTCACAAGTCGGCAAAAAATCCTACAATGTTTCGTAAAGTCTTCAGTGGCGGTACGATAGAACAAGAGGCAATAGAAGCGTTCACAGCAAAAAAGAAACTAGAAGAGCAAAGGTACGAGCTTAAACAGTTTCTAATGTTCACTCATGGCTCTAAAGCATGGGATGAGCTATTGGCTATGGAAGGTCAAATAAGAAAAAGACGACAGAAAGAGATATATGATAGGAAGATATTTAGAGAAAAAGTTATTGGTATTGTTGCCTTTGTTGTCGTGCTTAGTGTTGGCTTGGGTCTTCTTGGTCTTTTTGTTTACTCTCTCGTGGGGGTGGACAGAGGATGGTGGGTATCGAACTAGAGATAAATGCGTCCGTAAAGAAGGTGGTCAGGAAACATTTGAATGGCTTTGCACTAATGGGTACGTCATATATTTAGCTCAATCAGATAATATAAAAAACTGTTTTACCTGTTTCTTAAAAAAGTTCAGCGACTGGACATGGGAACAAGAAATAAGAAAGGGTATGAGGGAAGACCCCAAGCACATAACCTGTCGTAGATATAAAAGAAGAAAAGCAAAGAATGGACAAGAGGTTTGTTTATACAAAGGTGCTAATGATACTTATAGTTTAGTGGTTGAAGGTCACTGCCCTATAGAGTATCAATGCAAGTATGAGCCAGGCGGAACAGAGCCAAACATAGATAGTGTGGTAGATTCATTAAATGATAGCTTTAAATAAAGAGTTACTGTATAATCTAAAAAAAGTTATCGATAACTTTTAGGGAGATATAATGGCTGTAGTAACACCAGACCTACCAGAGATATTTGAAGAGGCTTTTGAAAGAGCAGGTCTTGAAATGCGTTCTGGATATGATCTGAAGACAGCTAGAAGAAGTCTAAACATACTAACATTAGAGTGGCAGAATAGAGGTATAAACCTATTCACTATAGAGTCTGGCACATTATCTCTTTCAGCAGGCACAGCAACATACACCATGCCCTCTGATACTATAGACTTGATAGAACACACTATTAGAACAGGTTCAGGAACATCACAGCTAGACACAAACGTAACAAGAATAAGTGTGTCTACATACGCACAAAAGTCTAATAAAAATACTCAAGCAAAACCAAATCAAATATTTGTACAGAGACTAGCAGGTTCAACGACAGTTACATTACATCCAGTGCCAGATACAACATATACATTGGCATACTTTAGATTAAAAGGAATAGATAGCATATCTTCTGGTATAGCAGGAACAACAACAAACTTCGTGCCACCAAGATTTGTTCCATGTTTAGTGTCGGGTCTAGCTTATTACATAGCCATGAAAAGACCAGAGGTAGCAGGTAGAGTGCAAGCACTAAAGCAAGAATACGAGTTTCAATTTGAACTAGCGGCAGGTGAGGATGCAGAAACAGCTTCTATTAAGTTTGTTCCTCACAACACATTTTTTGTAGGTTAATATGGGTAAAGCAACAGGAAAGTACGCATTTGGAATATGCGATAGAACTGGATTCAGATATCCTGTAAACGAACTAGTGTATGAGTTTGACAATGGGAAAAGAACTGGTCTGCGTGTAGGCAGAGATGTAGCGGACAGAGATCACCCACAAAATTTCATCGGCAGAATAAAAACCGATGATCCACAATCATTAAGAGATGCCAGACCAGATAGAACAGAGCCTTTTCTACAGCAAGTAGGTGTTGCTCGTTTTGATGACTTTGATGCAAAGATAGACCCAATATTTGCACAGGTTGGTACGGTATCGATAACAACAAGTTAAATGGCATATTTACAAAGCAATATACCGCACTTTAAGTGTTGGGTTAGAAGAGAATATACACACAATCATCAGAAGTATCATGGTGAGTTTTTACACGCTATGGCAATAGCTGTAACGTGTATGCCAAATAGATGTCTTAGTTTTCAGATTATATTTACAGGATGTGAGTCAGATGATACTGACGATCCAAATGTGCATGGTGGAGCTATGTGGGCTAGGATGCCAATTACAGCATTAGTAGCAGATACTCCAGTTGAAGATTGGGCTACGCCCATGCCTGTTCACTTCGCACAGCCGTGGGATTGTTCCTCCCGAACCCATGCTGTGTATGTGTTGGATAGAGCAACACCATGCCCTTGGATGGCAAAGATAGGAGGAGAGTTCTATCCTGCTAAATATTATTTTACTGTAGACTATACGGATAGTGAGATAGCTGATGATCCTGCACAACATAAGCAAAGTCATGTTTTAGAGTTGACTAATGCAGGGGAATGGACAGGTAATATTGTTGCATTACCTAATAACAGGGTGAGGGCTACTTCTCCTGCACTTTGGGAAACTGGGGAGGGTGCTCCAGATTTTCTACCTAGTCAATGGATACATAATGCTGAAAGTGATGAAAGTTATATGGATCCAA